ATCCCACTGCTAAGACCGAGCAAAAGATTCTTGAAGGTATCTCTGCTTCTCTGGGTGTTAGTGATTCTGACTTCTGTAAGCGTCTGACTGATTGGGCGGACATTATCCGCAAGACCTTCTATGATGGTGGTATTGAGGAAATCATCAGCACCCGTCGCTTGGTTCATATCATTCGTGCTTACAGCATTTTCGGTGACAAAGCAAAAGCAATTCAAGTTTGCGTCAATCGTTTTGATGATGAAACCAAGCAAGCATTCATTGAACTTTATGATAAAGTGGATGCTGACTTCCAACTTCCTACCGAAGAAGTTGCACCCGAAGCATCTTTCTGATATAATGACTCATGACTAACATTTGGTCCTTCATTTATGATGAACTAAACATGGACGACAGTATTAACATCCCAGACTATACCAATCTTGATGACGGTATGCGTCCTTGGGGACACAGTGATTATGAATTTTTGATTAACAACAATATGGATGAAATTATTAGCAACTCCCCAGCAACTCCCTGGAAGTATAATGAAGAAGCAATCGTAAAAGAGCTTCTTGAATATATTCGTGGAACTTACAATCAACACTATTCTGCTGGTGACCAAAAGATTCAAACTCTTGATCTGATTGAAGCGTGTGGTGATGGTGAAGCATTCTGCCGCAGCAATATTCTCAAATATGCTTCTCGCTACGACAAGAAAGGAAGTGCCCGCCGTGATATCATGAAGATCTTGCATTATGCAGTTCTCCTCATGAATTTTAATGATAAAAACGCCGTCCGCGAAACCTACAACCAATGAAAATCCAAGAAAAGACTATGAAGCTCTCTGACAATACCCTGACTATTCTGAAAAACTTTGCGGGTATCAACAACTCTATTCTTGTGAAGGAAGGTACCAAACTCCGCACCATTTCCGTTGCCAAGAACATCTTGGCAGAAGCAGATATCAAAGAAGAGTTTCCCCGTGACTTTGCTATCTATGACCTCAATCAGTTTCTGAATGGTCTTAGTCTTCACCAGGACCCTGACCTTGACTTTAAAGAAGATACTTATTTGAGTATTCGTGAAGGAAAGCGTCGGGTGAAGTATTTCTTTGCTGATCCTAACGTTATTATTTCTCCTCCTGAGAAAGAAATCAATCTCCCCTCGGAAGATGTCTGCTTCCAACTGGATAGTGCATCTCTGGAGAAACTGGTGAAAGCAGCAGCAGTGTATCAGCTGCCTGACCTGTCTGCTGTTGGTGAAGCAGGTGTCATCAAACTGGTGGTTCGTGATAAGAAGAATGATACTTCTAACGAGTATGCCATCGTTGTGGGTGAGACCGATCAAGACTTTACTTTCAACTTCAAGGTAGAAAACATCAAGATCATTCCTGGTGCCTATGATGTTGTTGTCTCTTCCAAACTGCTTTCTCAGTTTACCAACACCAAATACAACCTTACTTACTACATCGCTCTGGAACCTGATTCCACTTTTGGTTGATGAGACACATTCTCTTTACCCTTAAGGGTTGTCCGTTTGGACTTTTAGATGATGAGGCACACATTCGCAATGTTCTTGTGAATGCTGCTGCCCTGGCAGAGAGCACTCTCCTTGGGGTTCAGTCCCATAAGTTTGACCCTCAGGGAGTCACTGCTGTTGCATTGCTTGCTGAGTCACATATCAGCATCCACACTTGGCCAGAGAATGGTATGGCAGTCTGTGATGTATTTACTTGTGGGGACCATACTAACCCTAGGTCTGGTGCAACCTATATGTATGAGGCACTTGATGCTAACGACATTATTTCTAATGAATTTGTGAGACCGCTGGAATGAAAGACTGGAGCACTATTTTCAATAATTTGTCTGATGATGAGAAGGATAAAGTTGCTGTCCTTCGTGTGATGGAATGTGCTAATGGTGTTATGCAACATGCTTATAGGGAGAAGCAAATCTTTTCTTATTCTACCTATGAGACTCGCAAGGCAATGAAGTTCAGCATGTCTTGTATGAAGAGAATGGAAATTCCTTTGAAGGAAGAAACCATTTCATTTGAACCAGAGACTGAAAAACTGATGAGGGAAGTCAGAGACCTTTATATCAGTGGTTTCAAAAACGGAAACGAAGAAGACTTTAAGGAGTTTATGATTGTTTCTTGTGCTTGTATTCGTGCTCTGGGTCAAGACCGAATTGTTAAGGCAAAAGACATTCTGGCACAAAACACTTCCGATATACCACTTCAGGCATTAGACTGGGGTGTAAGATACATCAACCAGTTCTTCCAGTGAATATCTTTGTCACCGATCCGTTCCCTGCTGAAAGTGCCATCTGTCTTCCTGACAAACATATTGTCAAGATGCCGCTCGAGTGCTGCCAAATGCTTAGCATTGTTGCTTCTCCCTGGTATCATGATTATGGGGTTCTTCCCAAGCAAGACGGCACTGCCTACAAGACGCAGAAAGGAGCATTCCGAAACCATCCATGCACGAAATGGGCGGCGGAGACGGTGGATAATGCCTATTGGCTTATCAAATGGGGACTGAACTTGTGTCAAGAGTATAGTTTGCGCTATAATAAAACACATTCCTGTGAAGGGACACTTACTCATGCATACTATCTTTTTCCTAAGGGTAGATTGGATGAAGTAACTCCTTTTGCACGAGCAATGCCTGAGGAATACAAGTTTGATACTAGTATTTCTACATTTGACGCATATAAGATGTACATCGCATCCAAACCTTGGGTGAAGGACAACTATCTCCGTATGCCACAACGTAAACCAGAATGGGTATGAAACTAATTGATAAGAAGGACTCTCGGTATTTTACCGAAACGTCCAAGGATCCATACATTCGCCACCGTTATAAGTTGGTGGATGCTCATGGTGATTTTGTAATTTTTGACAACTGGGAAGATACCCAGATGATGTGGTGGAATACTCCATCGCAGTTTTTGTCCCACATTGAGGTTCTTGATAATGGGTAAATCGAAATATGGTCTTCCACCACAAAGAATGGTTCCTCAAATGCCACCTTTACTGGAAGAGGAAACTAAACCTCTAAGCAGAGAAGATGGATTTACCAAGTTTGGTGGAACTGCTTGTGAGAATCTCGTGAAGACATATTTTCTTTGGCAAGGTATTAATATTGCGGAACCACATGTTGATGATGGTGTTGATTTACTTATTGAAAAACCTGAGGGGTGGGTTAGAGGACAAGTAAAAAAAGTTGTTTACTCAAATAAACATGATTGGGAGAAAAAGCAAAGAGATGGTATAGATGTTTATCGTTCTTGTTTTAGGTTTAACTTTCAGGGTGGTGGGGGATCAGCACCACACTTAAAAAATGGTAGAAGACAAAGAAAACCAGAGGAATGTGATTATTTTTACCATGTGCTTTTGACACCATATCGACAATTGATTTGGGAAACTCCTGTTAGCATGATTACTCTTCGTGAAGATGGAACTTTTGTTCACGGCAAAGATGTAACCTTAGATAGAGATAATTGGAAAAGAAAACCAGCAGACATTGATTTCTCTAAACTATTGGTGTATAGTAGATATGATCCAATTGTTTTTAAAACCTATCCTGATTTCTTTTTGAGACCAGAACAACCAACTCTGTGTGAATTTTTTGATAATGAGTGATTTTATTTGGGTGGAGAAATACCGCCCCAAGACAATTGAAGAATGTATCCTCCCAGAAGCAACTAAGAAAACATTCCAGGAGTTTCTAAATAAGGGAGAAATTCCTAACATGTTGCTTGCTGGTCCTCCTGGTATCGGTAAAACAACTGTTGCCAAAGCACTGTGTAATGAACTGGGAGTAGATGTTTATGTCATCAATGGATCCGACGAGGGTAGATTCCTTGATACTGTCCGAAACAATGCGAAGAACTTCGCTTCGACCGTATCACTTACGTCAGATGCTAAACACAAAGTCATCATCATTGATGAGGCAGATAACACGTCCAACGATGTACAACTCCTCCTACGGGCGTTTATTGAGGAGTTTGCTGGCAACTGCAGATTCATCTTC